GGCCTTAGTAATGTAGACAATGATTCAACTTCCACGATAAGAGCAGGAACCACTAAAGCCAATGTAGGGCTATCAAATGTAGCCAATGTAGATACCACAAATGCAGGTAATATTTCTTCTGGAACTTTAGCGGCTACCCTCGGTGGCACAGGCTTATCTGCTATCACAACCCTATTGAATGCAAACACTACTAAGTCTGATGTAGGGTTGGCTAATGTATTGAATCAGGCCCAAACAACTACCTTCAAACAAGATGGTATTCCCACCGCTTTGGCCGCAGGTGATTTATGGGTTGATACAAATGATAACAATAAATTGTATAGGGCCACAGCAGCCGGTGATAATGAAGTAAGCGGTTCAGAATGGATAGAGGTTACTGTTGGTAAATCGGCTCTTGGTTTGGCTAAGGCAGATGTGGGACTTGGAAATGTGGATAATGATTCTACTGCTACAATACAGGCAGGAACCACAAAGGCTAATGTCGGTCTTAGTAATGTTGCTAATGTTGATACTACTAATGCGGCAAACATATCAAGTGGAACCTTACCTGCAACTAGAGGTGGAACTGGGCTTACTGCGGTTACTACTCTATTAAACTCTAACACTACTAAATCTGATGTAGGGCTATCCAATGTGGATAACGATTCTACATCTACAATTAGGGCAGGAACCACCGCCGCCAATGTTGGATTAGGTAATGTAACTAATGTTAGTCAAGCAACAATTCAAGCGGCTACTCTTACTGCGGCTGATGCCGATGATGTTGGACTAGGTAATGTAACTAATGCTAGTCAAGCAACTATAATTACTGCCGCCCTTTCAGAAGCAGATGCTAGCGATGTAGGGTTAGAAAATGTAACTAATGAATCTAAAGCAACTATGTTTGCTGGTCCCACATTTACAGGGACAGTTGCCGGTGTAACTAAATCTCATGTTGGTTTGGCTAATGTAGATAATACAACTGATGCTGCAAAACAAACTGCTACTCTTTTAGCAGCAACCAAATCAGATGTAGGACTTAGTAATGTTGATAACGATTCAACCTCTACAATCAGGTCTGGGACTACTGCTTCAAATGTAGGCTTAGGTAATGTTCCCAATGTAGATATGAGAAACCTAAGTAATGCTACAAGTGGAACCGTAGCCGCCGCAAGGGGAGGAACAGGTTTATCTTCTATATCAACACTACTCAATTCAAATGTTAAAACTCTTGATGCTGATGGTGTAACAGATGAAGGTAAAGTAGCAGAACAAACCGCTACATTAACTGTTGCTGTGAATACTTCTGCAACAGTCCTAAGAACATCTCAAGCGGATGAAGAAAAGTTCTTTACTCAATCAGACCCATTCGGGAGTAACTCAAAAATAATATTGATAGGGTCTGAAAAATGTAGGCTAATTGGTGGCCATTCATTAGTATCTCAAATAACAGATGAATATGGATTACATGTTGATAGAGCAGTTCAAGGCACAACTGCCGCCTCTCATTCGGTTAGTGCTTCAATACTACTTAAAGCGAATAAAACTATAAGATTCACAATGAGTGACGAATCTGTTGAAGATGTAGTCATTCCCGAATTCGGTGGTGCTTCAACTATTACTGGAACAGCAGGTTTAGTTCCTGAAGCAGCAACAGGAGATACAGCCAAATTCTTGCGTGGAGATGGTGCTTGGATAACATTGTCTGGTGGTAGTTCTAGTGGAACTGTTACTTCAGTTACTGCTGGTGCAGGAATGACTCAAAGTGGAACAAGCACTGTTAATCCTACATTAGATGTTGTTGGAGGAACAGGCATAACTGCTAATGCAAATGATATAGCGATTGATTCAACAGTTGCTACCTTAACCGGTTCTCAAACTTTAACAAATAAAACACTAACAAGTCCAACCTTAACTACACCAGCATTAGGCACTCCTTCTGCATTGGTTCTAACTAATGCAACAGCATTACCGGCGGCTCAAGTGGCTCAAGGAACAATGGCTTCCGGTATGGTTTTGGTAGCACCAGCATTAGGAACACCAGCAAGCGGAACATTAACGAATTGCACCTTCCCAACATTGAATCAAGATACAACCGGAACCGCCGCTAAGGTTCAAACTAATGCAGGTGCGTCAGGTAACCAATATGTCGCGTTTATGAATGATGGATTAGGAATAGGTCAGGAGATGTGGTTTGATGACCAATTGCGATACAACCCCTCAACTAATGTATTGGGAGGAGGACTAACAGTTGATGGTGATTTAACAGGTAATGCAGATACGGCGACAAGTGCGGCTACATTAACTACCGGCAGAACCATAGCAATGACGGGAGATGTCGTTTGGAACTCAGGTGCTTTCAATGGTGGAGGAAACATAACTGCTTCATCAACAATTCAAGCAGGTGCTGTGGATTTAGCGATGTTATCAGCAACCGGAACAGCATCAGGTTCAACATATCTTAGAGGTGATAACACATGGGCTACTGTTTCAAGTGGTGGTGCTACTGCATTAGATGGATTATCAGATTCTAAAGTTGAAGGAACAAGTATTTGGATTGGTCAAGGAACAACAGGCTCATTAGACAATGCTACTTGGAATACCTTTGTAGGACAACTTTCAGGGCCAGCAGTTACAACAGGAGATAGAAATGCTGCACTTGGTTATAAGACACTTAACAATCTAACAACCGGAGGTTCTAATATTGCAATTGGAATGGCCGCAGGTGAAAGAATAGTTGGGGCATCAGACAATATAGCAATTGGCGACCAAGCATACATGGGTTCTTACGGCAAAACTCAAGGAACATCAAATGTGGCTATTGGTAAAGATGCTGGAAAATATGTAGGTAATGACCAAGGCGACTACAATGTAGCGATAGGAAAACAGGCACTTTCAGGCGACCAAACTAATACAAGTGGTGCAGACTATAACATAGGAATAGGCTATTATGCTCTAAATGCAATTACAACAGGAACAAGAAACACCGCTATTGGAAAGGGTGCTTTAGATGCCGCAGATACAGAAAATGATAACATAGCAATTGGTTATGATGCTTTAGGTGGTGCTGTTGCTGGTGGTGAAAAGAATGTCGCTATTGGAAACTATGCAGGTGACGCTATTACTTCTGCTGACAATTCGGTATTGATTGGTTACAATGCCGGAACTGCAACTACTACTGCATGGGCTACTGTTGGGATAGGGCATGAAGCATTGAAATCTAATCAGTATGGTTCTCAAAATGTTGCAGTAGGAAATGAAGCGTTAGAGAACATAAACAACCATTTCAATGTCGCTGTTGGTTCTCAGGCATTACAGACTTCAACATCAGGTATTGGTAATACTGTTATGGGGCATATGGCCGGTAAGAATAGTGGGAATAGTGCCTCTTACAATACTATCATTGGGTATACGGCAGGAGATGGTATAGATGGCTTATACAACACCGCAATAGGATTTGAAGCATTAAAGGCGGGTTCTTCTGCTAGTGGCTCAGATAACACCGCAATTGGAACAGCGACATTAAAAGTCCTTACTACAGGTTCAACCAACATAGCCGTAGGAAACGATGCGGGAGATAACATCACTACGGGCGATAACAATGTAGTAATAGGCGCGGCTGATGTAGCGAGTGCAACAGGTGATGACCAACTCTCCATATCATCAGGCGATGGTGGAGTCACATGGATTACAGGTGATGAACATGGAACTGTTAAACTCAATCAATTAGCAGATGTTGTAGCAGTATCAAGTAATACACAATTAACACCGGGTCAATCAGGTTCCTATGTTTATTGGACAGCAGGAACTTGCACTCTACCTGTTAGCGCAACAGTAGGGCAACAATTTACAGTGTTCAATAATACAGGCTCAAGCGCAACAGTAGCATTAGGCTCAGGTAACGCTATGGCTACTAATTGGGCTGCTAATGCGGCAGTAGCAGATAATGATGCTACATCCTATGTATGTGTAGTAGCAACAAAATGGGTTCAGGTGGGAGCATGAGTTTCTTAGGTGCTGTTGGGGTTGTAGCACAACAAGGAAATCAAGGTGGTGGTAGTGGTCCAACAAATGTAATTATTCAAGTTAGTGATGGTGGGGCTACTGGATTTATTACTGAAGAATCAACGGGTGGATGGTCTTTTCCTGCTTATACTGGAACATTCTCCGAAGATGGCGACCCTGCCGCTTCAAGTCATGTTTTGACCATAAGTGCTGGTGAACTTGAAGATGGTTATGAAGCCGACCATTTTTCACATACAGGGTATATTGAAGTTAATACCTTTGCATGGCTAGCCGCTGATGGAGCCTCTACTTATGCTTGGTCAGGTTCAATTGCTGACCAACAATTTAATGAAAGTATAGTTGCAACTGTGGAGGGTTCAAGTAATGATGTTCAAATGGCCCTTGATAGGGGTGGGACAGGAATAAAGTTAAGATTAACTTTACCCGTTGAAAATAATTTCCCTAACCCTAATGAATATACTACACCTGAAGCGGGTGACCATGTGTATTTCACACTTACCGGAATAGCAAGTGGTAATTCAATTGATGTATCCGATTCACGAACTTGGAAAGTAGAATTCATAACATGAATAAAGGAAGGAAAAGAAAATGGCTTTAGAACTAGACTATGAAGAAGAAAGATTAGGGGTAACTATCCCCAATGTATATGCAAAGATTGCTAGAGCAAACTTTGATAACATGGAAAATGATGACGGCGTTAATGTGAGTTATACTGTAAAACTCTATAAGAACGAAGAAGCGAAAGAAGAGGGAGAACATCCCTTTGGTGGTAAGAGTTATACAACCACACTAAACATTGGTAACGGTAAAACACAGTATAATTTACTGAAACAATGTTATCTCCATTTGAAAACAATGGATGGTTTTACCGATGCGATTGATAGTTAAGTTATTCCCCTTTTGTTAAATAACTCTAATCTGGGTGCGAGAGTATTTGAACTCCGCAAGAATGTTGGCCGAAAAAGTTCGGCCTAAATAGGGACCGTCTGAGCCGATTTTGGCCCTGTATAGGCGGTGATGGGGGGTCTGCCTCAGACAGCCTCAGAAGGCTCGCAGGGGGCCGAATACAGCGCCTTCACGCGCCCCTTCGACAGACGATTAGAGCCGCATTGAAAGCCCCATATAGGGCATTAAAATCTCCAGAAAATATTCTGAATAATTGCGTATAGGAAATTAAATATCAAGCATTAATGTATTAAATACAAAATGCGATTTTTGACCAAAAAAAAGATTAGTGGGCCTCCGCAGGATTAACGACCTTTTCGGACCAAAGAGCATTACACTCTCTGCATTCCCAAATCTTAACCCTTTGCGGAGAACCCACATAAAAACCTAGAATCCTTCTAGGTATTGTGTTAAGTCCACAAAATGAACATTCTTCTCTAAGTGCCACGACTACCCTGTTCCTCATTTACCAGATTATCCATATATTCTTCAATGGTTTGATTAGATACCTTATCTGCACCAAACGCAGCAAAGAACAATAGACTGATTAAGAGAACAAACATAATCCATAACATCACTTCTATCGTTGACATTTACCAATTCACTCCTACTTCTACTTTTTCTTCTTTTTCCATAGAGAATCCCTTTACTATATTATTCTCTATCCCATGCTTCCATAAGTCATATACTAACTTACAGTCTTTTAAGCAGTATTCGGCTACTTCTGCATAACCTCCTGCTTTCCATACAATGGGGGCATCTGCACTATCCATTGATTTGGAATCATCTAAGGTATGTTTAACTAAATTGTTCAAGGTATATCTTTCACCAGCATATTTTTGAAGTTCTCTACTAGTATCTACATATGCTCTTTGATTGATATACTTTTGTATACAATATATATCCATTGAGTCTCTCAATACAGGCAAATCAAAGCCTGCTATGTTATGTCCTAATAACTTCCCTCCTTTTTGAAGGTGGTCATCTAGGTCAAACTTTAATTGAGATAGAGGCTTAACTTCTACATTACCCTTATTCAATTCATCAACAGCCTTATCAATATAGATGGTTCCTTTGTCACCATCCCATGTGCATACAGTAGATACCTTGAACATATGAGTGTTATCCCACCCACCTATTTCGTGAGCGAAATTCTTCGTTTCAATATCTAATGCTAGCATACTCATTTAATCATCATCCTTACTTGGGAGCCATTTGCTGGGGGTTTTACCATACTTCTTACCAAGACTCTTGAATACTAGATTCCAAACCGCCATCATTCATCACCCTTCCATAGTTCTGCTATCTTACTCTTCTTCTCATCTTCAGGCTCAGGCATAACAATATCAAACCGTCTCTTCAAAAAGGCAACAAGTCTTTCCCCGCTGCCTACGGCTATAATTGATGATATTTCCCAACCATCGTTTCCATATGTGTCTAGTGTTTCAACAACAACCTTTGGGCCATTGGATACATCAAACACTAAGTATTTATTTTCCCACTTCATGTGTCTTCCTCCTGCAATAATCTAACTTCAACACTTGTTCCATTACGCTGTTCTTCAAAGTAGTCTTCTACTTTAGCATACCATTTGTATATCGTGGCTTGACTCTTTTTAGTTTCTGCTCTAACTTCACGGAATAGTTTGGTTTTATTGACCCAACCATCTCCCTTCTTTAATTTCAGATAAACCTCTTTAAAGACACCAATATTAGCCTTTTGTGCTACACTTTGCTTCTCTACTCGCAGGGCTTCATCAAGCCAAGATACGAGGGACTTATAGCACTGTCGGATTAAAGAAGAGGCTTGAAGCACATGATTCTGCGTAACTATGAACCTTTGTGATTTATCAACAATACTTGGGGCTTCTGCTACACAACATAGAACTGCCATTTTCTGGATATGTTTCAATATACGATTGATGAATGTTTCCATTGCCTCAAACACTTCTTGGCGACTATTAGTAATATACTCTTCCATAAGAATACACTCTCTAGTTAATGCGTCATTTGCTTCTTTGCTTATTCGTATGACTTTCAATGGGTCACCATCAACTTCATCATATCTTTCTTTGACGGTATCATATAGAGTAAGGAAACTACTTGAGTATTTCAACTTAGGAGCCTCCCTACTTTGAACAGTTCCCCAATCACTTATTAATCTCCTTCTCATTTCCATTTGCTGATGTTGTGGAACCTCATAGATAAACATCAGTAGTCTTTGAAGCACTCCCTTTTCAGCAATAATACTAGTCAATTGCTTAGGAATATAAGTAGTAGCATAAATAGACCGTTTACACTTACACTCTATTGGGTCATCACCAAGTTTCAGTTTCTTTGAGATAACCCAGGTTTCACCGTGAAGAGTATTCATAAATGTATTTAGATACACAATTGCATTTTCTTTGTGCTGTGATTGCTTAAAGACTCCTGAATATTCAAACTCATCCCACATGGCTAATCCATCTCCTTCCAATTGACCTGGTATTGGAGTATCAACCATGACTCTTCTAACTTGACCGTTTTCTTCGACTACTTCTTCTTCTCTCTTTTCAAATGAACCAATAAGAGCAGCATCAGTATAATCAGTCACATCGAAGATGTTAAACTGAGTTCCATGCTTTTCATTTATCAATTTGAATGATTCCCTAACGATAGGCATATACCAATTAGTCAAGGTAGATTTGCCCGTTCCAGATGTTTGCAACCATGCAAACTGTATTCGGCAATCATCTACATTGACTCCACTAGGAATGGCTATCATGTCTTTGCATATCTGTCCCAATAAGGTAAAGAAGGACAACGATGCCGGAATATAGTTATAGTTAGATGCTTTAACTGCGTCTTCTGTATATTTCTCTACAATCGCTGGTAATCTTGCCCATTCTGTTACTTGGGTATCTTGTTCTACAAAACTATAGAACAATTCGTCTTCGCTTTCTATTTCTGTATAATTCATATTATCACTTTATCCTCACTATTTAGAGTGTCCACAATTCTTTGTGCGATAGTTAATCCTATCCCATCTATATTTGTTAATTCTTCTGGACTAGTTTCGCCTATTTCCATAACAGAACCATAGGCTTTTATTAATTTTTTAGCCTTAGATTCACTAACACCTTTGATGGTGCATAGCATATCTAATCTAAGGTCTTCAGTCGTAATTCTTTTTAGCAAACTAGGACTGATTACCTTTCTATCTATTGGCCTCATCTTACAAATTGTTGTAATTATCTGTGCCGCTTTCTTTGGATTCTCAAACCATAAAACCTTACAGTCTGTATCTAGTAGAATTTTCCCTATTGCACCAAAGAATTTATTTTGCAATATATGTTTGGGTATCTTCATCTTGACATAATTAGGATAACTCATCGCTTCATGCAATGAGCCGTGTATGATAACAAAGGTATGGTCAAAGTGTCTATCCATATTATCAATTTGATTCCAAAGCCTCTTGTTTATTACTGACTGTAAAAAGTCAGATGAAGACTTCGCTTCAAAACAAACATCCCCAAATACATAGTCACCTATTTCTATCCACTGTTTTTCAGTAGGTATCATTAAACGATGTGCTTCTAGTTCTACAAAGTCATACAACTGAGAATTCTCTCTACTATCAATTACTAACTTTTGCATTTACAGCCCACCTTTCTTTTTAGCATAGAGCCAATTCGCATGTTCATCAATACATTTCTTACATAGTGACCCATGTGGAGTATTCCACATCAATAGGAATCTCTGTCCCTTACCTGATTCTTTCTCACAATAAAAACATTTCATTCACAATACCTCCAACATTTTCCGGGACAATAACCTTGTGGAATTAAAACTGACTTACAGCCAGGAGCGTGATAACCGCCAGCAACAATCCCTCTAACATACCTTCTTGTAGTGGGCTCATGCCAATCCAACCATACATTTTCTTTTTCAGCAATAGTAGAAAATTCTTTCATTATAATATCAACAATTTCATCTTGCTTTTCTTGTGAAAGTTCTCTTTCTCCTATAGCCAATATATCTCTATACCATTGAGCCAAATAAACTCTAGCATAATGTCCTGGGTTCTCTACCATTATTGAATTGTTTAAGCAAGGTAATATTGGTAAATCGCCTGGAGGTTTAGGTGGAACAATTTCCACATTGGATACTTCTATTGGTGCTACTGCACTCCATGATTTTGGAATATGACCATACTTTATAGATTTATGGTTTCCTGTTTTGGCCGCACTTAAAATGTAATCCAATCCATTGTTAATGTCTTCAAAAGTTATAGGAATACAGAAATACGGACCTTCGCTACTGAGATTAACTGTATTAGGAACACGCTTAAGTCGATTAGTTTGTATACCGGTTCGGTCAAGAGTATTATAATCTTTAGCCAATTCGGTATAATACTGTTGAATGCTTCGTATATCATTTATCCTATCTCCATACAGTATAATATGAAATCCTTTCCCACTAAAATACATCTTGAACATTAAGTCTTCTTTTTCAAACTTAATTGCAACCTTACTCATATCGTTAAATGAATTGATTAGTGGCTCATGATGAGAATCAAAATCTAAAAACATCCTATCTAAAACTATAGAGTTATCCACTTTTGAAGTTTCAGCATAGTGTTCATAATCATAGACTGTTGTATAGCAATTCATTTTCCCATTAAATAAATTAACCCAATCAACAAACTCTTGACTATTCTTCACTATCTGTCGCTTCATCTGTGGGGCGTTCTTTATGTGGCTCCCCGCCCACACTTCTCTTGGAAATTTCATTTTCATTCTCCTTAAACATAACTGTCGCATCTGACAGTTCTTCTTTTATTATTATTGCAATTTCTGCGGCTAGTTTGTTTGCTACCTGTATACCAAATAACTGCCCAAATTCCTCTGGTAGTGGTCCAGATACTAATTTGTCATTCCAAATCAAATCTAACTTTTCTTTGGCTGTCATTGTATCAAAAGCATATTCTGCTAATTCATTCACTGTTTGTGTGATATTAGTTATCTCACTAAATGTCCATTGTTTATCTCTTAGTTTATCTTTTATTATTTCCTTTATCATATCCACACATCCTCTTGTGCCGCATCACATATAGGGTGAAAACTACAATGTTGACAAGTCTTAAAGTAATAATTTGCCTTAAAATTATTATCCTCGTAGGCTTTAAGCATTGTTACAAACAATCTTATTAATGAAGACATGCTTGCTTTCTTTACCTTTTCTATATGAATGTAATTTGATTCAGGATAATACCATCCCCAATGAGTAATAGGAATATCTCTATCTAAACCGGCAGCATCTAAACTTTCTTGTGATGCGTTTTCAACAAGCAATTGATAAAACGCCATTTCTTTTCTTCTATCTCCTGCTTTCCAATCTGCCCACATTCCTGTCTTTAATTCTATTGGAATATATGTCCCGTCGTCTTTAAACATTCGGTCAATTATTCCTTGAAGATGGACTACATAATTTGCCTGTAGATAACCAACTTTAGGACACGCATCATGTTCTATTGTGATTTCTGCATCTAACATAATCTCATTGATTACAGGAATATAAGTATCTAATTTCCCTTCATCTCTTGCCTGAACAAATCGTTGTGCTTCAAAGGTGGCTATGTTTCTATAAATATCACCATAGTCATCAATAGGATGCAAACCAAGATTATACTCAATCAATTCTGAATGAGACATATTCTCTGCCTTTGTCATATCAAACTCATCAAAGAACTCTTCTCTACTATTATGCACAGCAGTTCCCTTAATCATTGGTTCGGTTGTGTCTTGTGGTAATCTTTCAATATAAGCAAACTCATATTTCTTTGGACACCATTTGAATGAACCTATGGCTGACGACTTTGTTATTTTTAATATCGGCTTTGTTGGGTCAGCCGCATCTTTTGGGTTCCATTGATATGTATATTCTTTCATTTACCACCACTCTCCTAATCCTCTTTGATTTCTATCTAATTCTATTGCAGACATATCCCAACCCATTGCTTTGTAAATTGGTTCTGCCTTCTTTAGAATAGAATCTGCATAATGTTTATAATCAGGAACATGCTTCAATAGTTCTTCTGAAGTTGAGGCTGAAATATAATTTGGTCTTTTATATTTACCTGTAATTGGATTCATATATGATACCCGATTGGGGTCATCTTGAACCCTAACAAACAAATACGAATCCTCTATTTGCTCTTTATGGTTTTGATTGTGCCATAGCACTCCTTCAACTCCAGAACCAATCCCCGGATTCTTTCCTTCTAGGGTAACTAATTCTAGAGTTTCTCCGCACTTCTCACAGAAATTATTTTGGGTCTCTTGTTTCAATCTTAAATCCATTGCTTCTTTCCAATTATAGTTTTTCTTACACGCACTACACATGTAGGTTAACCGTTGAGGCCTATATCTAGCACGATTGATTAATAAATTAATATCTATCTTTCCACCCATTACTTGATTATATTCTTCATTTAACCAATTTGAAATCTCTTTCTCAGGAACTTGATTGACCCACTTTTGTAGAATCTCTAATTGAATATTCTTTGCTAGTGCAGTTATTGACGCTCTTTTTGCAGTAAATCCTGTCATTGTAAACTCTTTATCTTCTAGATATTTACCATCCTTCCAAGAAATTAATCCAGCATTTCTATTCTTGGTTTTACCTACACCTAGAGAATCAAAGTATTTTTCAAACTCAAGAGTCACAGGATGTTGGTCCAATTCTAATAAATTGGGAAATAACTTTCTTACATGAGTATTCAATAAGTCTAGTGTTTCGGTTGCCTTTTCCATAGGCATTTGCACATAGATAGAATCGGTGTGTCCATAAACTACCTTCACTCTTCTTCCTCCTTTATCTTTGCTAGTCTTTTATTGAAGGCCATTTGCTCTTCACTCAAAAACATTACTTCTCTTTTTGTAAAAGTTACTTCTTCTTTTTTAGAAAACCAAATATCCCAAAACCATTTCTTTAACAATTTAAGCATTAGGTCAGCCCCAATATAAACGCAGTTAAGACTACGCCACCTAACATCATGAAAAACCAATCCAATTCTTGTTCCCAGAATGGCTTCATCATATCCACCCGAATAATTTTGCTATCACAATAACACCTAACAATAGATTAAGAAATCCAACTATAGTTCTAGTTAGTGCTAAACTACCAACATGTTTTTCTGACCATTTATCTAATTCTTTTCCGTTCATAATTCCATCACCTTGAATGCCGCACATCTAATTGCTTCTCTTGCGCTTGCTGTTATTGACGCGGCTAAGTCAATATCAGCCCAACCAAATCCTTGATAGCCTACCACACCATAAAATGAAGCCATCAATCTCTTGACCGCCATTTGATTAGTATGCCACTTCATCTTTTCAGATTCAGTTTTTGCATTTTTCATGTTCTCTTTATATTCATCACGAAGTTCTTTTAATTCTAATACTGCCTGTGGCAACAAACCTAATTTGTCTGTTTTGTAATATTTATAATCTTCTTCTGTGACTTCACTGAAATCTCTAGGAATCAAAACATTAACCCCAAATTCCGTTGGTTCATCTGATTTAGTTTCCCATGAAATATTCCGTGCAATCATCATTGATGGATACAGTGAAGCGAAATCAAAAGCCGCAACACCAAGATGTAATCCATGAGTTCCTTCTTCAGTTGGGTCATAAATCATTGCACCCTGATACGCCATTTTATCTCCCACTTTTCCTGTTGGGGCTTTCCATGTAGCATTACGCATGAAATAAATTCCACCCATCATACTTGCATAGAAGCAAGCATCAAAGGGTGCTATCAATAATCGTTGTAGTGCTAAGATTGCCTCAGAAGTATAATTTTCTGCATCCAATCTTACTAACAATTCAACATCTTTTACTGCATATTGTAGATAGGTTTCTGTATCTTCTAACCAAGCCCTTGCAAAGAATTCATTCTTATCAGGAAACTTTTCACTAACTAATTTCTTTTCACCAAGAACTATTTCAGAAATATAGTCTAGAGCCATAGAAGGCAATGTTCCTTTTTGTGCATCATTCCATTGACGCTCAAATGCTAAATCTAAATTCAAACAAATCCTACCTCTAATTGGTTGGTCAATAGGATTATATTCTTGCGCCGCCTTTGATAATTTAATTCCATCATTAAAGTATACTCCCTTTACATCATTAATAGGAGATAGTTTCCTGGGGTCTATATCATTGACATGTAATCTCTCAATTAATTTAGGTAAGTCGAATTTGGAACCAAACCATGAGATTAACATATCAGGGTCTGTTCGTTTTATTCTGCCTATAAAATTAACCAACATTGCATGTTCTGTTGTAAACCTCATAGCAAGGGGATAAGCAGTTCCATTTTTGTCAAATCCTTTAATTGGATGTGGAGAAATTACGGAGGACTCAGGTATCCAATAGTATAGATTATATGCTCGGTCATAACTATCATAAAAAGAGATACAAGTAATTGCTCCATCATGTTCTCCCCCTTGTTGCCACTCTAAATCCCAATACCATTTGAGCATATCATATTCAGGAATTTCTTTGAGTTCATCAATTGCATAACGATAGTGAAACGGAACATCTGCCTCAAAGGTGTGTTCCCATTCATTTCTTAATGTCCTAGTATATCCAGGCTTTGGGGGATTCCAAGTTACTTTCTTAAGTAAACTTCCATCCAATGACACAGAACCATCTAATTCGTAAGATAAATCAACTCTGAATTTTTGACCAAATTCACTAAGCATTACAAAACTCTTTTCTTGTTCTGACGCTAGAATATAGAAATATGGATTGAATTGAGAATAAGATATTTGTTTCTCTTGTCTCACTCCAAAGTCATCTCTCCAGCGCAATAAGAACATGTTGTTCTTATCAGTTGCATTTATTATCATTTTAATTTCCTCTGATATATGGTGCTACAATTAACTTTCTACCCGCACCCACAAGGAATACAGGAGATTCTTCCTTAAGACAAATATACATTGGTCCCTTACAAAATTTATCTAATGGAGCAGAGAACTCTATTGTTACAGGAGTTCCCTTATGCTCAATTAATTCAACGGTTGAAGAATAAGTTTCGGTGTCCTGAAAATTGGAAGAAGAGATACTCAATGTTTCACTACCATCATAAGTTAACTTATATGCAGCAGTTCCAATAACTGAACATTCCTTAATTGCCCTAGATAACTCTTTACCATCTTCTAAAAACAATACTGTTTCAAATTCAGTTGAACCAAACATTCCCTTCTTTCCGTCAACAATCTTAGAGGTAAGGAGTTTGGCTATACCCTTAATTCCAGAATGCTCTATACTAAGAGGCATACTGATATGACTTGAGCCTGTTATATTCAACAAACCATTATTAGTTTGCAAGGTTACATTTTCATCCTTCATGGCCTTAAGATATTTTACTGCTTTTTGCGCATCAAAGAATATCCATGTTCCCTCATCAATAGATTCTATTCCTGTTTCACAGTTAAGAGATACAGAAGTAGCAATAGTATGATTTGCGTTTGCTAAAATAATCTTTCGATTTTTAATTAAACATGCAACATTGTCATTTATTAAATCTGTCTTTGATTTAGACGCACCCCTATACTTACCCTTTAGCAATACCTCTTCTATCGCACGGCTCATGTCTTTTCTATTGATTACTATTTCCATCATATGTCTCCCTCACGCAATTCAGGAATACCATTCCAAATTACATTAGGTGGTCTACCTTCACGAACAGTCCATGTTGTTCCAACAAGATTACCATTGGTTCGGCTACCTATTAATTTAGCCGTATACTTAACTTCTCCTTTAACTTCCTTTCGGTCACACCTAATCTCTTGTTCAAGTTTGCCTCCCCAATTCTTCCAAACAGGAGAATAACCTACAACCTGTCCATTAAGATAGTCTTCTGTTTTGTGTGTGATATAGATTATATCACAATCCAAAGCATAGATTGATTCCATTAAGAAGAAGAAAGTCTTGTTTCTTTCTCCATATTGCCAGGGCATTAACTTTGCTACCCTAGTTGGGTCAGGATTGACCTTTAGTAGACAAGACTCATGCCAAGTATCTACTCCATCAAATACAAAGATAGGCTTTTCACCCGATTGAATTTGTTGGCGAACAAAGTTAACAAACATTAAAGATTCCTTTTCGGATTTATTAATGTCTATTATGTTCCTTTTGTCTCTGTGAATAGGACAATGAATTTGTATTCTATCTGTAGAGTCATGATGCTCTCTCCATGTAGATTCAACACCCCTATCCCAATCAAGCACATAAATTGGCCTATTAGGAAAGTCTAGGGCTAACCCTGTCTTGCCTGTTTTAGGGTCGCCCCATATACCCAACACCAGCGTTCTACTATCATTCTCTTTCTTCTTTAGGAATTTCTTGGCATACGCCTTATTCCATTCTTCTTGTTCCTTTCCGAAATCAATATCTTCAGTTTCTTCAAGTTGTTTCTTTGTTACTGCGTTTCCGCTTTTCTCAGTTGTCCAATTCATATTCTTCACCTATTGTTAAATTCATTTCGCGGTATCCCGCACCAGATTTCCAACCATACCAAGCATCTACTATTTCTCTCAGTTCGATTTCATCTATCTTTATTCTAATTTCTTTACCCGAAGGGACATGGAATTTAACCCAATAGTCCCCCGTTTCTTCATTTCTGCGCCATGATAAGAATTCCACATCAATTAGTGGAACTGCAAAACTAACGCCATGTAATAGTCCTTTTTCTATTGTATACATATTATCACCTTTGGGGGCTTTCCACCCCGCTTGGTAGGTTTTTCTCCATGCTTCCTACTAAGCACCCAATGCGAATTGAGTATGGAGTATTCAGAACCAATCAAGGTCTTCTTCTTCGACCTGGAAAGGTTCAACTATCTGTCCTCGGTTCTCGGCTACAAGAACACCGCTAACATTTAGTGTTACATCACCAACAGAACCATCTTCGTTCCTACCTTGTGAGGTTCTACCCACAACGATAATACTAGAACCAATTCCGAAGTCAATGTCAACATGGCTTGGGAACCAACAAGTAGTTCCTGCCCATGAACCGCCTTCATAATCGAAGTCAGAGTTTAGGTCTGTAATAGTTACCCTTCTTGTCCCATAAGCGTTTGGTGTCATATTAACACTAGACACCGAACCATCTGTTACAACAAATCTTTCTGCATATGACTTTCCAGCAGCAGTTGTATGATACCTATTAAGGTCAATCAATTCACTACAATTGTCTGAACACAATTCCCCTATACCATTTTGGTAATTGTGTATTTCAGGCTGTCTGTCATCAATCTCTAGACTTTCAAGAGTTCCCTGCTTGAAACCATAAATCCTGTTTGTATTAGTTTGGTCCCTAATCACCTGCATTGTTAGACTTGTAAAGGTCTTAGGGTTAAAAGACTTGCTAGCCTCTCCCTTGTAAGAGAAGTAATATACTCCTACATCTTCTTCAATGTCACCAATGAACACTCCAGCCATTCTGAATTGTTCATGTGGCAAAGGCTTTCCATAGTTGGGGTTAGGCCCAGAAGCATATGCCGATAGGTTATCCAATGGAATAATCCATTCTCCACTCTCTATCTCAAAATTGTTCTTTGGTAGTTCCTTTGCTGCCCTTGTCTGTTCTTCACCTTCATACATACGAGAAACATCGTATGTTCCCATATCATTCATAGTGGCCCTTGCTATTCTACCTATTTCATAGGTTGTGTCAGGGTCTCTCATATATTCGTTCTTTATTCTTTCATTCTGCATAGCAGCC